GGCTCGCATCTATGCGGCATCTCAAAAGTTCCGGAATGACCTACTGGAGCGTGAAGGCGTAGCCATCTCCAAGATGCAACGCGCATACCGCGCGGCAACAAAAGCAAGCATCCGAGAACTGCAAGCACTCGAGGAGCGCATTGCAGAACGCGAGGCAAGAGGCGAACCACGAAGCGTAACCATTGAATGGATGCGCCAACGGATCTTATCTAATATCGATGAGCTTGGGCAGAACCTGAAGAAGTTCAGCATAGAGGGGGCAACCATTACAGCAGATGGACAACTCCAAAGCGCAATCCTTGCGAATGATGCAACAGCGAGCCTCGTTGAAACGGCAGCGGGAAAAAAGCCAGCCGGTGTTACCCTTGGTGTGGGATGGACAAATCTACCTGACGAGACCCTCCAAACGTTTGTCGGCATGGCTGGTGATGGCTCGCCTCTGGCGGAGTTATTTGACACAATCCCTCAAGCAGTAACCGATGCGATGAAACTAAGCCTTGTACAAGGCATCAGCCTTGGCGAAGGCCCACGAACGGTAGCGCGTAGATTGCAACGCGTGGCAATGGTTGGTGAGTCAAGAGCCGAGACGATAGCACGTACCGAGATGATACGGAGCGCCCGTGAAGCACAACGGCAACTCTATACCCAGAATATGGCCGTGCAGGGATACCGACGGCAAGCGACCCAAGATAGCCGGGTATGTTTAGCCTGTCTGGCTTTGTCTGGCACACTACACAAGACAGACGAAATCATGCCAAGCCATCCAAACTGTAGATGCGTGATGATTCCAGAAACGCTCTCATGGGCTGAGATTACCGGGGATAGTTCTATTCCTGATACTCGCCCAGCGGTAGCCACGCCTGAGCGTATTCTTGCTGGCTTGAGTGAAGCCGACAAGTTAGCCATCATGGGGCCGAAGCGTTACGAGATGTACATGGAAGGTAAACCGCTAACCGACTTTGTGCAAGTAGATCAGAACCAAGACTGGGGGCCTACAACCCGTGTAGTGCCATTGTATGGGCTTGTGTAGGCACTGTGGGATAGTGACACCATGGAACTGCTTACAGTCTACAGTGATGCTATCAAGAGCGACCGTCTTGGTTATGTCAAGGGCTACTCTTCCAATGGCATCGGCACGGCTCAGGCTCATGGTCTCAGTATCCCACACAGGACAGGCCAACGAATACACGCAGAAGATAAAGAAAAACCCCCGGCACGTCTGCCGAGGGTCTTTGAGTCGTTTGCGGTATCACTCCGCACTGGCTTACGTGTGAGCTGCGATGAGTCCGATGAACGAACCCGGCACACGGGCAGATGCCGAGGAAGGGCCGAGCGATGTCAAGCTTAGCCAACTCCAAGCGCAGTTTCTAATGATGGCAGAGCGTTTCCGCCCGGTGAGTATCTTTTGATGTCTCCAATACTCCGTGGCATCCTAAGCCGTGCGCTAGTCCGTAACCTTGTACAGGATAGGGTTATTGTCCTCCGTATGACGCTCACAGAGGACGGTAGAGGCGGTCAGACGCAAGACTGGCGACAGGTCGATGAGTTCTTGGGGCGCATGGTCAATCAAGGTAATAACGAGATGTTGCTGGATGCTGGAATCAAGGTTGTTTGCAATTGGTATTTGGTTGCTCCAGCCGACCGAGTCATTCAAGCCAATGATCGCATCAGACTGCACGATGAACCAAACCATTATTTTGATGTCATCGGTACAGATGCCGGACAGACAAACTTGCTGATTCAACACGTATCTCTCAAGGAGCATTTCGCATGACGGCAGAGGCATGGGTTCCCATTGGCATACAGGCCTTTATAACCGTTACCAGTATTGGTGCCGCTTGGGTTGCTATACAGGTCAGGTTGACGCGTCTAGAGACGCAGGTGGCACACATTATAAACACCTTAGACGGGCAGCAGCAGGAAGTGCGCCGCATCGAGCAACGACTCGGTAAACTTGAGAACAAGGTTTCGGCTTTGGAGGCAATCATACAAAGATGAACGGCATCAGTATCAAACGTTTAGTGGTCGTTGTTATCGTGGCTTTTGTAGCTGCATTCACTTCCGTGTTCGGCGATGGCATCCGCACATCCGAAGCGCACGACATTGCCGAGCTGGGCGCAGTGATGGCACTCTACGGAAGCAAGGCGGTAGCGGCTGGTGTCTCCGCTGCGGTGTCTAGTGTGCTGGCGTTCTTGACGATGCCGTTCAAGGGTGTGCAGGCGAACAGCCTGAAGGTGGGCAAATGAACCTGCAAAACTACAGACTGGAGCCTAATCCTAACAGCCCCGGTGACTGGATTGTTTTTGGTGATATCTACGATAACGATGGCAACCTTATTGGCACTTTTGGAGAAAATGGTACATCGGTATTCGGTTGGTGGGTTTTGCAGGATGCTGAATTTCAAAATCTATATAGTCAACAATTCTCATTTGTTATGGCACAACAAATCGCAGCAGGAACGGCTGAATAATGGCAACTTATTATGTTAGGCTAGGTGGCATAGGTAATGGTACGGGTTCCGCCATAAGTCAAGCGTGGGGGACAATCGCACAAGCTTTAGCTGCATCTGGAGGGATGTCTTCTGGTGACACCGTATATATAGCACCAGGGAATTATAATGAACAGTTGACTGTAAACTTTACATCACCAACTGCTGCAACGTATATCATCGGTGACCCAACAGCATCTCAATTTACGGGAATGGCTGCTGGTTATGTACGAATTACCGCGTATCCGACGAATCAAGCAAGTGCCGCTAATATTACAGGTGTATTGTTTTCAGCGACAACAAAAAATTATTTAAATATTAAAAATATACACTTTGAATCTAACTCATCTACAAGTGGTGTAGATATCCTAACATCTCAATATACGGTCATAGAAAAATGTTCTTTTGTAAATCATGATGGTAGTGGACGTGCGCTGACATTATCTAAGACTAGCGGGACATCCACACCAATCAATGCGACTATCACACAATGTACATTTATGACGATGAAAGGTACATCGGTGACAGGTGTATATATAACAGGCAGTGCGTCTGTTAATATGTCGTTAAATGTCACATTTACGGATTGCTTATTTTTATCAAGTGGTCAAGGTGTCAATGTACAGGGATCTGGATCTGGAGACTATAACGGCGGTGTTTCGTATTATAATTGCACATTCCTAGCAGGAGTTGTATCTATATATAATACCAATGGCGGCGGTTCAACGTCCTTTCCACATATAGTGAAAAACTGTCTTTTGCATTCACCAACAGGCATAAATAATCAAAATGGATTAACTGCGTCTTATCAAATTACCTATACTCGTATACTTGCTACGACCAATGTCAGCATATTAACTAATGGCACAGGTACATCTACAACTGGTGCATTAGGCTTAGAAACTGGCTATGCGCTGATAAACGGAATACAGACATCTCCACTTCTGTCAAGTGTTGCATCAAGCCCGAATCAAAATTTCGGCAATGCAACCTCTGCTCCTACAACTGATATCTATAGTGTTGCTTGGAATGGCACATCGCCTGATGCTGGTGCATCAACATATGTAAATGTTAGTGGCATAACCTCTTACATCCCAACTGACCGCAACGCTTCAACCATCACAATCGCTCCCGGCTCAACCTCACAAAGCATCGAACTCTATCTCGGTGCAACAGGTCTCACAGCATCCACAAGCGGTCTCACAGCCCGCTACAACCGCACTAGGACTGCAAGCGTATCTATCCCTTTAGTAGCTCGTACAATCGCTCAGGCGTGGACATCTGGTGGCTTTGCGGAGGTAGACGCAACCAACATGCCGGGCGTATATCGCTTAGACCTTCCTGATGCTGCTTTGGCTGCTGGTGCTGACGATGTCACTGTAGTGGTCAGAGGTGCAAGCGGTACTAACGGTGCGGTGATGACAGTCAAGTTGAGCAGTGGTGGCTTGACAGCAGCGCAGACAGCCGCAGCAGTGTGGGATGAACCATACACATCGCACGTAACAGCAGATACGTTTGGAGCACGAACACTAAAGACGGTAGCAGATAACAGACTCGTAAACGTTGGGACTGCAAACCATATTGAGTCTAATGTTCACGCGATCGTGAACAGCACAGCAGCTGCTTCGGAACTCTCTGGCGCTCTGCTTCATAACGGAACAGACTACATTTCCGCAGATCTGTTGACGCCTGTGTCAGCTGCGACCAGTGTACACATCGGACCTTATCAACTCCTGGCTGATGGCCTCGGTGCAGATCAGCCACTCGATGTCAATGTGGGGACCGCCACGAGCATCGATGTCCAGGTCACGGATGCGAATGGGACTGGTATCGACATCACTGGCGCCACGGTCACAGCGAAGGTCTACAGCTCAGCGGGGACACTCGTGGCGACATACAGCGGAACCGCGACGTATGCGGACAATGGGCGGTTATCATTCGGCTTGACGACTACGGTCACGAACACGTCTGGCACGTACACTGTAACTGTGACCAGGACAACGGGTGCGACAGACACGCAGGTATTCGGTCCATTGAAACTATATGTGAGGCCAGTATGAGTGTAAACATCATCAATGTGACCGAAGACCCGGAACAGGTTGTGCAGCTCGCAGCCTGGACGGGTGACTGGCACACGTACGTGGTACGTCTGGTGGATTCAAACGGCTCACCGATTGACATCACGACAGGCACTCTCGCGGCGACATACACGAATGCCGCCACAGGCGTCGCGTATTCGTTCGGTGGAGGAAGTGCCACGCTCACGAAGTCTCTGTCATCACAGGGCATCGTGACGATCCTCAACCCGGCTGCATATCCAACAGCAGCTGTGATTCGCCTGACTTTGTCCTTCACTGTGTCGACTACCGTGCGCCGCTTCGGTCCACTGCTCATCGAGGTCCTGGCACCATGACCGTCAAGGTCGACCTTTCCGGCTTTGACGATGCGGAGAAGCGTTTTCGCATGCTGGCTGTATTTTTGCAGAAGGCAGTGAGTGCTGCTTATACCGGCATGATTGCAAGTATGACTGGACCGAAGTCAGGACGCAGGTACAAGATACCCTTTACACAAACGACGTATCGAGCATCCGCGCCAGGAGAAGCACCAGCTGCGCCGACTGGTGCTCTTAGGACATCGATCTTGATTAGCCCAGTAAACGACTACGAGTACATCATCAGTATCTCGAAGCCTTATGGCAAGATCTTGGAGTTCAAAAAGAATCGACCATTCGCCATTCCAGCGTCTGAAAAGGCATGGGCGGTGTTCACAGGCGTGGTGAGGAAGTACTTCAATGGTTGAATCCTTAGTTGTGGACGAATGGATTTTCGACACTCTCACAGCTGATGCAACGCTCCAGGGACTGCTGGCGGTGGACAACCGATCGCCATCGTACCAGCAGGGCATATACCTGTATCTGGCTCCTGAAAAAGACCCGATCAGTCTTCGACAGCCACAGGTTCCATACATCGTTGTACGTCACACTGACGCTGGCCAGACTGACACGACATCGATGTGTGGTGGCCGCATCGTGACCACATCAAGCCATCAGGTGTGGTGCTGGGACACGCAGTCTGGTGCAGTCTCGATGGCGCGCATCAAGGCCATCGTGGACCGAATCGATACACTGCTTAACAAGCAAAGTGTAAACAGCACGACGCCTGTATTCTTTTTGAATCGTGCATCGGTCATCATCGGTCGACGTGTCGCAGGATGGTCGCGTCGATAATGGCATATCACAACTCTACATCGCCACAATAACTCCAGAGGTATAACCAACATGGCCCGTCCGCTACTCGCTAAAGACGTCACACTGACAATCACTTTCACCGCTGCCGCTTTGACTGGCGACACGATTGCACTTCCGACCACGACCGCAACATCAGTGGTTTGTTTGGCAAAGTCCTTCTCGACCACAATCACACAGAACATGGTCAATGCGACAGCACTTTGCGCCGTCTACGAAGCATCTCTTCCAACCACACAGGCTGGTACGGTCAATATTGAACTGTACATCGATAACACTACTGGTCCTCTTTTCGTATCAAAACTCGGTTATGGATGCGAGATTGACGTAGACCTTGATGGTGCTGGTTCTGTTGCTGGCAACGTCGTCAAGTATTTTGGTATGGTGACAGAAGCAGGGCTGTCCCTGACTCCGGAAGAAACACAGACCGAAACCGCGACCATCAAGCTTGGCGTGTCCGGAATCACTGGTCTGTCAGGATCATAACTTGAGTAGTTCAATCTTTGACAACATTCCCAAACTAGAAGGTCGACCGAATCTCGTCGTCGACATCGAGCGCTTCATCGGAACGCCAGGTTCAATCGTTTTCCGCGAACCGAAGGCATCCGATCTGTTTCCTCGGCCCGAAGTTGAGAAAATGTTAAAGATTGCATACCCTGAGTTTCCAGCTCAGATGCTGCAAATCCTGATGATCATGGCACGATGTTATGTGATTCAGCCTGGTGATGGCGAAATCAATCCTGGACGTCGCTTCGCGCAGCTGGCCCGTGACCGCTCTGACATATACCTCTATGTTGTCGCGGAGTTCGCTAAAGCGTTTCCGATTGACTTTGCAGCGGCGGTAGACGAAGTCCCAAACGACTAAGCGGGGTGGCGCAGACGATACTGTACACAAGTGTGCGGCATTTGAAGCGCCATCCCCGTGAGACCGATTTCAGCCTGGATGAGTTCGCTGAAATCGCATGGGCGGCTGAAGTCTGGGACAATCAGATCGTGGAAATTGTCAAGGCCGTGATGTCGGTCATGGCAAAAAGGACACTCTAATGGCGCTCGGCATCTTCGACATTGTATTCAAAGTTTCAGGCGCTGGCGATGCAGTCCAGGGGCTGAAGAACGTCAAGGCTGAAGCAAAGTCGACAGCTGATGCTTTAGACCATAGTAAATCCTCGGCTGTGAGTTATGGCGACCAGCTGTCAAAGCTTGGAAAACTTGGCGCCACACTCGGTGCCATGGGTGGCCTGATCGCATTTGGGAAGTCTGCACTCACTGCAAGCGGAGAAGCTCAGGAACTAGCCACACGACTTGAAGTCGTTACAGGATCCGCAGCCGAAGCAGCGAAGGTCATGGCGAAGGTTCGCGAAGTCGCCGGTCCTTCACCATTCACCACAAAGCAGCTCGCGAACGCCGCAGTCGGATTGCAGGCGATGGGTTTGAACGCGCAAAAGGCACTCCCGAAACTCGCGGATCTCGGCGCCGCATTCGGTGCTGACGAGGAACACCTGAAGTCACTCGTCAACATGATGGGTAAGTTGAATCAAGGCATAATGCCGGACAGTGAAACGCTCTCGATGTTTGGCCTTTCGAAAAAGGATTTTGCTGGCGAAGGAATCACGTTCGACAAAAACGGAACCTTGATATCAAGTGCGTCCGAAACGCTCGACGCATTGTTCCGCGTCATTGATAAGAAGTACGGCGGTATGACGGAGCGCATGGCGAAGAATACAAATTCGCAGATGGCAACGATCGTCGATTCGTTTGAACAACTCAAGGTCAAGGTCGGTGATATCTTCGGTGCTGGTTTGGCCCTTGTGACGCCAGCCATCACAAAAGGCCTTGAAGATATCACAAAGTTTTTCGACTCTGTCAAGGTCAATGGTTCGGCTGCACAGACAATCCTTATGGGTATCGCTGCGACACTGGCTGCCATCACTGCAGTCCAGATTGTCAATGGCATCATTACCCTAGTCAAAGTCATGAAGCAGCTGGCAAACGGCCTTAAGTTAATAGCGGCGGGTGAGGCATTGGTCAATGCACTGGCCGGTCCTGCTGGTATCGCAAAGGTTCTCGCTGGTGTTGTAGCTGCTGGTGCCGCTATCTATGGAATGAATGCCATTTTTGACAGTATGGAGCAAAGCGGCGAGAAGCCTGGAGGCACTTCAGCACTTGCGCCTCCAGATACAAAACTTCCAATAGGCAAAGCAGCAGAAGCAGCTGCTAGTGCAGCAAAGTCGACCGAAGGCAAGGGCGGTGGTCTAATCAATACAATGATAGACATCGCAACGTACGCAGCCAAGATGCAGGCGGCATTTGTGGACATGGCGAAGTCGATGGAGGGACACCTCTATGAGATCGCGAAGAACACCGGCTCCACTCGAGATCTGCTTGACCTTAGAAAACAGACCTTCGGTGGCGGACGCCTGGGCGCGATCGGTGTGACAGCTGCCGAACTCAATGCAGGGAACAACGCAACGAACCAGGGTGGCGTCGGCATCATTCCACAGACACTTATCCCTGCATCGACTGACCTTGAGCGAGCGATGCGGAAGATGATGATCCAGCAGGGACGACAGACACTCGTGACGGAAATGAGAAGAATCTAATGGCGACAAACTGGCCACTGCTTGTCGAGGTCGACTGTCCTGAGCCACGTCCTGACCTAGGACGTGTCTGTGTCGGTGCCGACGGAACTTCTTGGGACCGTGCGTATTCGACTGGCTGGTTTGATTCCGTGACAAATACTGTCATGCCTGCGCCACTTCCAGTCACTGAAGGATGGTCCAGCAACTACAGCGGACTGTATGCTCGCATCCCTCGAAGCTCGTACACGCTCACTACAGGCAGTGTATGGAAGCAGATGGAGATAAACGCGGCTGGTGATTATTACCTCACCGCGACGACACTCGGCACCGCAAACACCGAATGGGTGCGGACAACTTCATCCTATGTGGCGAATCAAGGCTGGTACATTTCCGCCTATGTCCCGAACTGGGTGGATAAAAGCGCACTACCATTCCTGCGAGTGCAGTGGGGCTACGGATCCGCATCGACCATCGAGCTGGTCTTCCGTGGTGATGGAAGTTGTATCGTTTACAAGAATGGCATCCAGAAGGGCGTCTACGACCAAAGCGACACCAACAGGAATCCTGGTCGTAATGTAACGACATCGAGTGCTGTGGGTCAGCGTCAGGTCAGTCTGATGATGCTACCCTTCAAGCGTCGTGAACTTCTCGTGACATCGACATTCGGTGCGAACTTCTCGCACACCTTCGAGGACCTGAACGACACACCAGGAAATACGATTGTTCCATCTGGAAGTTTCGCCTGGAAGGTTCCATATGGCAGACCGACTGTTCAGATTGCACCAGTAGCGTACGAGACCACTGGAATCTTTTACAGCAAACCGATCACGCTCAGGTACGCTCCTCCGACTGGCGCAACATTTGACGCGCAAATCTGGGGTGATGTAGTTGGAACATCCGCAGGGACCGT